ATGTTGAGAAGCAGTGGCAAATCAAGGGTGGTGATAAGTTGTCGTATTTAATCGAGAATACACTTGCATGTCATCGCCTTATAGATTTAATGGGATTGTCAGAAGATTACAAGATTGACATCCTGGATTACGTGGAGAATAACAATGGCCAAATCATCAAGACGACTTAGAGGTCGCAAAACAGCAACACAGAGTTTAGAGTGGCAACTAGCCCAAGCAGAAGATCTACACATGCGACTAATCGGCATCTTGTTGTCATTAGAAGATGTGCCTGATAAACACCTTCCTCAGGCTCCGCTAGCTCGTGGTAGTTTGTCTCTGATTAGTGATCTGATGCGTAAGTGGAAGATAAAAATACAGAAAGAACTCGATGTCCAAGCCGCAGAAGAAGCTGCCAAAGCGAAACCCAAACCGAAAAAAAGAAGGGCCCGTAAGAAAAAAGTGGTAGAGACGCCAGAAAAAAGCGATTAACATAGATACTTATCCTTATACAGTAATAACAACTGAAGGAGAAGCTGATGAATAGTGCCGCATGGTGGTTCGCGTGTGAAAATGATGATGATGTAAAGTTTTATAGACGACACATTGTCAAAAGCCCCGCAGTAATAGATTGGATAAGAGAGCAACAAGGAAGTTATCGAGACGATCACGACATTGATGATGAGGAACCGAAGAAAGAGTTGAATACAGAAATACTAGGCCCTTTACTAAAGAACCTCTCAGAGTTGGATCAGAAGATTTTACGACTACATTATGTAGAAGCTCTAAAATGGCGTGAAATAGCTGCTGAGTTGGGTTATAATCTCAGTTATCTTTGGAAGCGAGAGCAGAGAGCAATGGAAAAACTTCGGGCTATTATTGACAGGGATGGCCTATCACCTTGGAGGAAAGATGACGAAGAAAGTAGATGAAAAGTTAAAGAAGAAAGCAGAACATGCAGCGCGTAGTAGAAACTACAAGACGCGGCTCAAGCAAGCGGTTGATAAAGGCGACTTTGAAGAAGTGGTAAAATCAATCATGCTCTTGGCAGTCAAGCATAATGAAGAGACAGATTGGAAGGCTTCACCTCGAACTTGGATGGAACTGTTGCAGGTGCTGCATAAGTTTCGTGTGGAGTTTGGCACAACAGATAGCGACTTTGACGAGATCTTGCGTGTTGTTAATGGTGATGACTAATGTCGTCGATAGATGATGAGATAAAATCGTTATCTACTTCAGAGCTACTGCAGCTGTTTGACATGTTGCGTATGAAGAATAGTAGATTCGAGAAAGATTTGTATGATGCTCTTACACTAATCAGAGCAAATAAACGCGCTAGAGGTAGAGGTTGAGTCGTATAACAAAGATAAGCCCGGCAGTTCTCAAGGCATTTGAGGATCCACGCAACTTTTTTAAGTTCCTGAAAGTATTCAATAAAGAGACAGGTGCCTTAGAACCATTTGTGCTACGTCCTCAGCAAGAAGAGTTGTTAGAAGCGTTAATGACACACAACAAGATTGTGGTTCTTAAAGCTCGACAACTTGGTATTTCAACACTACTCAGAGCTTATTTCTTGTGGAAATCTTACATGTCTTCAGAACCTACAAGGCATGCTATCATTAGTTATACCAGAGATAGTGCAGATCACCTACATAACATGGATAAGTCATTCTACCTTAGTTTACCTAAGCCATTACAGAGGAAGCTTTCTAAGTCATCCTCGAGAACTTTACAGTTTGGAGACACAAATGCAGAACTACGAGCTTTCACCGCTGGAGGAAAAGCAGGGGCCACCCGATCATTTACTTTTTCAGATACACACATCTCTGAGTTTGCTTTCTTTGACGATCAAGATGATGTGCTTGCCAACATTATGGCCTCGGTTGGAGAAGGACAGATAGTAATAGAGACAACACCAAACTCACCAGGTGATAAATACCACGACTTGATTGAAGGTGCTCCAGACAATGGCTGGCACCTCTGCTGGTTCCCGTGGTATGAGCATCCACAATACACCAAGAAAAGCCAGTTCCATCAACCTCAGGTGCCAGATCCTACTGAAGAAGAGTTAGAGATCAAGCATGATTTTGACTTGACATTAGGACAGATCTATTGGCGACGAACAATGATACGCACCATGGGTTTAGAGAAGTTTAGAAGAGAGTTTCCAGCTACAGTAGATGAAGCTTTCTTTTCCTCCAGTAATGAGTTCTTTCCGCTAGACATCTTAGACGAGTTAGAGGTGTTGGATTTAGGGGGACAAAAAGAACGCTGGTATTGCGAGATGATCCAGGGCGATAGATACGCTATGGGTGTAGATGTTGCAGCAGGTAGAGGTGGTGATTATTCTGTCATTACAGTCGTAAGCTGCACGACATGCTTACCAGTTTACCATTATCGTAGTAATCAAATCTTACCACATGATTTTGCTGAGAAGATCTACGAGTTGTATTGGGATTTTAATGAGCCCTATACGATCATAGAACAGAACGGGCCAGGTGAACTAGTGCTTTACCGAATGAAAGAATGGAAGGTAAAAAATCTTTACAAAGACGCAAAAGGTCGGGATTGGAGAACAAGAAAGGAAAATAAAATAGCTATTTATGACTACCTACGCGATCTTATTTGCGAAGGTGTTATTGATGCTGTAGACAAGACGCTTTGGAAAGAAATGCAAACAATACAAATCACAAAAGGTGCACCCGCATCAGCAGGACACGATGACATGGTCATGGCCACAGCTCTTGCATGCTGGGGTGCCAAACTTAAACCAACACCTTCAGGATACTCGATACGTAAAACAATGTTAGATGACATGATCAAATCAAGACGTGCTCAAAGGATACGTAATAATGGTGGGTTCCACAAACACATAAGAGGATGGAAGAAATGAAATACAAAATGACGGCTAACATTATCCAACAGATTATTAAAATACATGAAGATTATTGGGATGATTGCAGATCGGATCTGTATAAATACAAACAAGCCTACGAAACACGTTTCTGGGATAAGTCAACACAAGGCCAAATGCAAACTTATGTGCAGACAGCAGACGCTTATGGCTACATTGAATCATACATTGCATCACTTTTTGCTAGAAACCCAGGTGTTATTGTTAAGAACGGTATACGAGGTAGAGGTGATGTTAAGATTGCACAACACATTGCTAACGACTTCTTAGCTTATCAACGTCAACAGATAGAAAACGCTTCTCGTATGGCACTTATCTACCCTATGTCATTTATCAAGATGATGCCAACAGGTAGAGAAGACATCATGAAAAGAATCGATACTGTTGCCATACCACCATGGGAAGTGATTCTAGATAGAGAAGCAAGACGTTATGAAGATCAGCGTTATGTTGGTCATAAATACTACATGACATTGATTGATGCTCGTCATAAGTTTGGTGATAAGAAATACCACCCTATGAAGAAAGAAGAATACTTTGACAAATACAACTCAGAACATTATCATGATAGTGCAGCTGAGATAAGTGATCAAAACTTTGACTTTTACAAATACATAGAAGTTGTAGAGATTTACGATCTCCATACAAAACTTTTACATTTCTGGTCGCCAAACTGGCAAGACGGCAACAAAATGCTTCTTACAGAAGAGATACCGTTTAGAGATGCCAATGACGATCCAGTTGCACCTATTGTTCCATTATACTTCAATCGACTACCTGATAAGCCACTTGATGGTTATTCAGCTATGCGTCGTATTTATGACCAGATTTATGAAACCAACATGGTTCGAACGTATCAGGCTAACGCTGTCCGGAAAGCATCTAGACAATACCTAGTAAAGAAAGGTGTGTTGGATGAAGAACAAATGGCACAGATTTGTAGTGGCATTGACGGCTTGTTTGTGGAAATAGATGAAGAGAATCTAGGTGGTGTAATGACTGCTTTACCTCAGAATCCAACTCCACCAGAACTTGAGTTCTATGTGAATCAGGTGCAGCGAGACAAGGACAAAGGCTCTATCTTAGCTCCCTTCACAAGAGGTGAGAGTTCTAGAACAAGTGCTACTGAAGCAGCAGCGTTAGCCGCTTATACATCATCAGAAATAGGACGACTTGCAAGAGAACGTGATGCAACCATTGAAAACATAGCACGTGTGTATCTGTCAATGCTTTCCTTGTATGTTGAAGAAGATAATGTGCGACAAATAGTGGTTATAGATAATGAACCTCAGATTGTATCTGCAAGAATGTTAGAAGAAAACTTCCACATTTATGCAATGGATCAGGCATCCACACCTCTTTCAGAATCTGTAAAGAAGCGTGAGTTTATACAATCTATTCCAATGCTACAACAACTAGGCGTTCCACAAAAAGATTTATTATCAGAACTAGTTCGATCACTTGGCCTACCAGAAGATTTTGTTAGTGCCGCAGAAGCAGCGAAAGAACAAGCGGTATCAGCAGCCAAAGCAAGAGCATCAGCCGAAGCAGTTGGAGCAGATGCTGCTGAGCAAGCAGGAGGATTAGTTTCTACTCCTCAAGGGCCAGCAAACTTACAAGGCGTCCTTCCAGGCGCACAATCGATTTCATAGGAGCAGACAATGGGATTTTATAAAGTAGGATGTAAGAAATGTCAAAGAGAATGGGAAGTTCTGTGTAGTTTTGACGATCTAGAAGAGATGATTTGTGGTCAAACAGATTATTATGGTCGACCAATGCAGTTCAATCCTAAAACAGAAGAAGAAAACTCAGAAGGTTGTGGTAATCTAATAGAACAGATTTATGTTCCACCTAGTTTTGCCATCATGGGTAAAGGATTGCACGCTAATGGGGTGCATAATAGTAGAGGACACTACTCACAAGCATTTGGTCGCTATTTTGAAGATAAACGTGCAATGCATGAGTATGCAGAAGCAAATGGTTATCGATCAGTTAGTGCATCAGAAGCAGATCAGGCAATGGAAGCACAAGCTGACAGATTAAGAGCAAAAGATAAGTTATCAGAACAATGGACAGACAACCTTAAGGCAGCTGGAGGCGACAAAATCGAAGCAGCTGCAAAAACATTCGTATCTAAAGACATGCAAGACAAATAGGAGATTATTATGCAAGAAAAAGTAGAAGAAATGGCTATGATGGCCGACATGGCGGAAGCAGAAAAGGTTGCTGAGTTTGCACCGGAAGGTAGCTACAAACGAGACACAGTTAATCGATTCATTCGTTCTGTTAATAAAATGCTGGAACACTTTAGCGCACCAAACTTAGGTGAAGTAGCTGAAGACGTTGAAGGGCCATTACCTCAGGATTTGGTAAAGGCACTGATGATGATAAATGCAGCACTGGAAGACGCTAAAATGAGCGAATACCAGATCAACATGGAAGATTTAAAAGATGATAGAGATCTAATGATGGCTAGAGGAAAGATAGATTCCGGTGCCAAAGACAGATCTTTTATCGCATTTTTACGAAAGCCTATGCCAGAAGCTGGGACAGAAGTAGAAATAGAAGTCGACGTAGAGTCGGTTCCAGAAGGTATGCACAGAATGCCTGATGGAAGCTTAATGGCAGATGACGATCCTTCAATGAAAGAAGGTAGTTATGGTGAAGAAGAAGACATAGACAAGATTTTAATGTCCCGTATGTAATGGGACGCTAATAACAATCATTCAAGAACGTAGGAGAAGAAATGAGTGAAGAACTAAGCAATAATCCGAAAGGAACTGCAACTACTACAGAATCATCTGTTAGTGAAACGACGTTGAACACAGAGTCATCCTCTGGTGATACTAATGAAAACATAGGTAATGAATCGTCAAAGCCTCCCAAGAAGGTATTTGGTGAAACAGCACAAAATCGTCAAGCGGAAGCATTGAGGAAAGCAAAGCTGGATCAAGCGAGAAAACCTAAAAGTATTTCATTAGAAGATCTAGCAGATGAGGATTTACCGGAAGGTAAGGGTGTTGATTTTAGACAAGTGTTAGAGGTATTACCAGACGATGCAAAAACATTGATTGGAAATCTTCGAGCTGATTATACGCGGAAAACTCAAGAGTTGGCATCACAACGAAAAGAGTTAGAAGCGCAAATGAAGGCACTTACTGATGGTGAGTTTTTTAAACGAGTAAAGGAACAAGCATCTCAACCTGATGTTGAACTTGATCCCTATCGAACAGAAACTTTTGAAGCACGCATACAGCAAGAAGTAGCAAGAAGAATGCAAGAAGCGTTTCAACCATTACAACAACAGCAAGAACTACAAATGAGACAGTTGAAGCTACAAGAGTTCAAAACAAATCATCCTGACTTAGATGACATGAAACATGACGTCGCTGATTTACTTAAATCAAACCCGTCTTTGTCATTACAAGATGCTTACTTTATAACCAAAGGCAAAAAATCTACAACACGTCTTAACGCACTCGAGCAAGAAAATGCAGAAAGAAAGGCTAGAATGCGTGAGATAGGTTTGAAGATCGGTCAAGGTAAAGATGTTAATCCAAATAATCCACCAAAAGGTTTAAAAGGTTATGATCTCTACCAATGGTTTGAGAGACAAAAACAAAAAAAGATAGGAAAGTAGGAAAAAAACTTTGCTATTTATGAAAGCCCCACTTGGCGCATCGAAAAGTGGATAAGCTACGGATTCGAAAGAACAACCCATGCTGATGTAAAAAAACAAATAACATAAACGACTAAGCCGAATAATAGATTGGAGGAAACAAATCATGGCGATTTCAAATGACGTATTATCATCGACCCTCCGTATCTTACTCGAAGAAGAAGTAGACAACCTTTTTAAGGCTGTTCCTCTTTTAGAGCAGATGCGTCAGAGTGGCGGTGTAGAAACTTATGACGGTGGACAGAAACTAGATGTTCCACTTATTTTAGCTGAGCATAGCTCAATCACACAACTTTCTAACGGGTATGAACCTGTTAACCTCGCAGTAAAAGATGCACTTCGTAATGCTACTTTCAACTGGTGCGACTTTGTTGCTCCGGTAGTTATTACCAGAAAAGAAGAGCTTTCTAATAAAGGGCCTCGCGCTATCGTTTCTATTGCAGAAGCACGCATGAAGTCAGTTATGGGCCTTTTACAGCGTGAAGTAGAAAAGCAACTTATTGCTGGATCTTCGACTGTATTGTCGGATCTTAACTCTTTGTATTCTAATACAGCTGCACGTGGAAACGGCGGATTCATGGCTGGTGGTGCTTATAGCACTGGACAATCAGGAACTGTTGGTGGAATCGATACTGCAACATTCTCTACTTTCAATAACCATTGGAAAGAATCTGCAGCCTTTACGATTTCAGACATGGTAGATTTATACATCAACTGTCAAGCTTATACCCCTGGTGGTGGAAGCCCGAACTTGATTATAATGAACTCTGATACATACAAAGAATACAAGCAGGATCTCTTCACTAATGAAAGATTTATGGCAGAAGACAGCCTTGATGGTGGTCGTCTCTCATTAATGTTCCACGGTGCTAGAGTATACTACGATCCATTCATGGACGGGCTACAAACCACTACCACAACTGGTGCTGGTAAAGATGTTCGTGCTTACTTCTTGAATACTGAATACTTGAAACTTGCTTTCGACCAGGATGCACAGTTTGAGATGGAAGATTTTGAACACATTAGTGGTTATGCTTCTAGATCAGCTAACATCATGACTCGTATGCAAATGTATGTTCAACACCTCGGTGCTCAAGGTTTACTTACAAAATAATAGGAGATTATCATGGCTACAAATACACTTTTACAAAAACTGGACATCTTGGACAGTGATGGTGTCGCATTTTCAGCAGATACCTCGCATCGACGACAAGTTGAAACCTTTATTGCAGACGGCACTATTGCTCTCGGTGATTTGGTTGCATTTGAC